ATAAGTTCCAATAGGTATCGGAAAGGTTATATCTCCTTTTGTGGTTTGTATCGTTTTCTCTCCATAACTCAAAGCTGTTGGTGGGTACTCCATAACTTCGGTAGTATCAATAGTACACTCCTCTTTTATAAGTTCCATCAGCATTGCTTGAGTTGTTTCTTGTTCGGTCATTTATTATATGATTGTTTTTGTTTTAGTAAAGGTATAAAAAAAAGGGGGTTAAAAAACCCCCCTTTAATTAAAATGGTAAATCTGCTTTTTCAGTAGCTGTTGTTACTGGATCAGCTTGTGGCTCTCTTTCTGCCAAGACAATATTGTTGTCAGTCCATAAGACCTTTCCATTGCCTAAGTATTGGCGTTGCTTTTTAGCCTCTCTTTCTTCTTTTGACTGTGCCACATATACGCTCGTATTGTTTCCGTATCGTGTTTCATCGTTTACTGCCATTGTAAGATTGACGTATACTGCGCCCTCTTTACCAGCAATAAATTTCTCCTTTGGGAGTTTATCTACTCTTAAATTAAAGTTTATTAATGCACTCATAGTTTATTTATTTTAGTTTATTTATTTGTTTATTATTAATCATAAGGTTTTGTATTCTGTTTTGGGTTTCTTAAAACTCTCGCTTTCATCTTCGCCAAAAATACCATACTCATATAAGTTAAGCATTTTTAAAACACACCTTGATTGGCTGCGTTTTTCTGCGAGTTCCATACAGTACCAAGAATTTGTAGAACCGTCTTTGTAGTTTTCTCCTTTTAAGGCACTACCAAAGGTTTCTATTTTTTTATCTTTCTTTGTACCATAGGCTTTTATTACTGCAAAATTTGGCTCACATCTAATCACTTCAAAATTTATTGTAATGTTAGATTGTGCCATTAATTTTTCTACACCGCTTCTTGTGATGATTGTGTAGTGTTGGTGCTTAAAAAAGTCCGATTTGTCTAAGTTATATTTTTCGTATAATTCTTTTAGTTTATCTCTATTCATTGTTCTGTGTTTAAGTGTTCTATTTCTATTATTTGTTCTAAGTATTTTACTCTTCTTTCTAATGCTTCTACTCTTGCATTTAAATAGTCTATCGTTGTTGGGGTCGCTGCTCGTTTAACATCTTCATAATGTGTCATCTTATAAATCTTTAAACATTACAAAAGGGTTGTCTACGCCAATTACAAATTTAATATCTAAAATAGTTCTGTATCTAAGGTTATGTATTAAACTTTCTTCTTCTAAATCGTTTGAAATAGATGCAATAATATCTGGATATTTTAGGTTTACTCTCCCAAGTTCTTCAGAGTATTGAGGCTTTAGCCTATCAAGTAAGGAAATCATTTTATATGTCATTGTCTTTGTTTTAAGTTTCCCCAAAGCTACAAAAAAATATTTAATAAACAAAATGTAAACACTTAAGCAACAAAAAAACCACCTTAAAAAAAGTGGTTTAATTGGGCTGGTTAGCCACTAAACAAAAACATAGAATATAAAGCAAAGGTAAGTATTATATATGTTTCTTAAAAGTTTTGCTTCTTTTTTATTTTATTTAATTTGTCGTTAAATTCTTCATATATCTCTTGCCAGTCTGCATCTGTGTACTTTACCATACTTCTTGAGGTCTGTAATAGTTCTTGTGATAGTTCTTGCCCCAAAGCTATGCTGTATTCATATTGCCTACCATATTCAAACCGATTGCATTTTCTACATTGTGCTTTTACATTCCGTTCGTCATACCTCGTGATCAAATACTTTCTACTTATAAAGTGTCCAGCATCACTCTCAGAAAAATGTATTGTTTTACCACAGCTTATACAATCACAATTACCAGTATTGTTGTCTGCATCTCTACGTCTTATGTATTCGTGAAATACTTTATCTATCTTATTCTTCCAATATTTTTGTGTTTTTTTTGGCATTGCCCCAAATTAGAATAGACCGCAGAAGTCATTATTTTATTATAACTGTTTTTGTTTCCCTTTCTTTATCTGTTTATGTTTCCCTAAATATATATCTATTTAAGCATACCATAATTTTATAATAAAAAGTTCAAAGTTATTAATTAATTTTTAGAAAAAAAAATAGAATATTAATTTTAGTTTACTTTTTCCAGTTCTTAGTTATTTTCTCAGCAGAACGCATACCAAAATAACCACCATAAACAAGTAGTAAAAGTGAAGAAAGTAAGTCAATCCAATTAGGTTCTATTTTAAAGCCT